CAGTAAGAGCTGACCAGTCTGCCCAATGACTTGATAATGACCATTTTACTCTGCTGCCAGTAAGAGTTTCATCTATTGAACAAGAAGAAACAATACCTTTAAACAAAAGAATACTTGTATTTCCTATAAGATCTCCTGTTTCTGGATCTATAAATACTTTGTGAATAAATACTTCTCTATTAAGAAAAGATGGGTTTGCTAAACTTACACCACTTCTATCAAGTAATGCGGCTTTTAGTTCTTCTGATTCTAGTGAAATAGTTACTGCTACATTTGTATCTGTTGGGTAAGTAGAGTCATCATCTGAATCATTACCAGTTGTAGTTAAAGCAAGAGTTCTATTAGTATTTGAAAATCCAGTAATAATATAAGTTACAGAAGAATCACCAGTAGAAAAAGTACCAGAATTTTTAGTAATTTTTATTTTATCGCCTTCACGAAAACCTTCTTCTACTAAGTCTATAACATTTCCATTATAAAAAGTTGTATCAAGTGCAAAAGCACCGTTTGAAAAATCTCCTGTAACAGATACAGAAGTTCCTAAATGTTCTCCAGCAAGAGTAAGTCCTACACTTATTGCACGAGGAGAAGTTGTTTCTGAGTATTGTCCTACAGAAAGTACACGATTTGCTCTATAAACTTGTGAGCCGTTTGCATTTCCATCTTGGTCTGAAGTACCATCATTAAAATTTATGTCACGACTTGCATCAGTAAAATATACATAACGATTTGCATTTGTACGAAATCCTGTACCACTTGGATCTTGATCGAAAGGTCTTTCGAATTTTATTAGATGCGCGTATTCAAAGTCACCATTACTGACTAATAGTTCTTCTATACTTGTATCAATACTACGCTTTGTCATTAGGGTTGAGCCTCCTCTAATTGAAGACTAAATTGATATAGATTATTTGTTCCAAGAGAATACTCTTGAACATCACTACGTTGAATAACTCTAAAAGTTGGGTTTGTATAAGTAATTGTTGAATTATCTGAAACATCTTTTTCTACTGGAGGAACAACATATAATCTTCTTTCATCTGTTGTATCTAAAGCAGAATCAGAAGATAATTTATTTGTTGAGTCAGCAACTCTTACTACTTGATATATTTTTTTATGATTTGAATTTCCAGAATCTGAGAAATTAAACATGTCACCTGGACGTAATCCACCAGTGACACTGTCCATTCCATCTATTAAAAAATTTGTATCCCCTGCTGTTATACTACCCGAAACATAAATTGTTCCACTCGTTGTCGTTCTCGGTGACGAATACTGTGGTAGGACAACATAAAATGGTTTTAATCGCCCTCTTTTTTCCATTAAAAAATTATAAACTGGTTCGAATTCATCTCGAGTCATAGGATTATAAGTAATATCTATAATCCAGTGTTGAGCCATAATGCTTCTTGTAATTACACGCCCAGAATTTGTTCTTGACATAGAAACGGGTTGCTCAGAAGAAAATTTAACCGAAGCAAATCCTGGACCAGCTGTTCCACTTCCTGAATTTTCTCCTGCTTCTGTTATTTTATAATTGGGATCTGGTAATCTATCCGCAAAACTACTAAATGCCATTATCCATTACCCCCATAAACTGCTGGATCGACTGATTCTAAAAACCCTTCTCCATTTGCATTTGCTGCTTCTCTTATCATTCCTATGATATTTCCTCTTTGTGTGTATAACATGTTTTGTACGCTTTGTCCATCTACTGCATTAATTGTAAAGTTAACATTTGTGCTTCCGCCACCAAGTGCATAGTTTGGTATAACATCTACTTGTCCAGAAGGTGCTACTAGTTCAGGTCCTCTTTCTCCAACAAGCATTGCTCCATCTGCATATCCTCTGCGACCCATAGCTGATCCTGGGAAACTTGATCCAGCTCCTCCGAGATTTTCTCCTGTTGTTCTTCCCCCTCTAAGATAAGCTAACTCTCCAGATGTTGCACCTCTTGCTACATCTACATTATTTGATCTTCCACCAATTGTAAGAGCAGTACCCATAGCAGATGAATCTCCTCCCCCCTCTCCTTGATAAGTTTGTTTTCTAATTATAGCTATTTGAGCAGCTCCCATTGCACCAATTGCCCCCATTAAAGCATACGCCCAAGGAGCTCCTAAGTTACTAGCAGCTGTTTGCATAATTGCTGTTGCAGTAGCAATAATGGTTTGTGCAATTTGCATTTTCTTTTGTCTTTCAAAAGCTTTTCTTGCAATAGCTTCTTTTTTAGCTTCCATTGCTTTAATTTTTGCTAAAGATGCCTCTGATTTTCCGTCTAGTCTTTTTTCTTGCTCGATTTGTCTATTAATTTCTTCTGTTCTTCTTCGTGCATCTGCGGCTAGTATTTGACTAAACCCTCCTAAAACCGCTCCAACTGCTTGTAATCCTCCAATTACACTAGCAAGTTTTTCTTTTCCTATTCCCGCAAAAATTCCACCTTCTGCAAAAGCATCAGCTCCGAATCCTTTTCCTATTTCTTTTGTAGTTTCATCAAATTTTAAGAAAGTGTCTACTAGAGTTAACATTGTTTGAGATAATAAACCAATTACTTCTCCAGCAGCTCCTAATTCTTTTAAGCTTGTTATAAAAGGTTGCAATGCTGCATTAGCTACTGAAAATTTTTGTGGTAACCCTTGTGTTTTTTCATCTAATTTCTCAAATGCCTGTAGAATAGTTAAAAAATCTCCTCCTTGAACAGCGGATTCAAAATTTTCTAAAGGATTTATTTTAGCTGCAGTCTCTGCTGCCTTTATTGTTTCTGTGTTTCTAGATTTTATAGCCGTATTTAAGCTATTCTGAGAAGTTAGAATATTCTCTGCAATTGTTTTGTCGATTTCTCCTTTTGCTACAGATGCAGTTAATTGTGCTTCTAGTAAAGCATACTGAGCATCTATAATAGCTTCTTCTTTTTTAATTCTATCAGCTACTGCTGTTTTTTCGTCGTCTAAAAACTTTTGTTTAAACTCAAATTCTTCAATAGCAGATAATTTTGTAGTTCCTGATCTTTGAAATTTTGCTATTCTTGCTTCTGCTTTTAATCTATCAGAAGTTAATTTTGTTTTTTCTTGTTCTACTTGTAATATCTTTTGAGCATTTTGAGCAGTAATTAAATTTGATTGCGCTGTGATTTCTGCATTTGATTTAATTAAATTAGTTTGTGTTGTTATTTTTGCATTTAAATCTGCAATTTTTGCTATGACCTCTTTATCTTTAGAATTTGCATCTAATGTCTGTAATTCTAATTCATAAAGTTCTTTTTGTTTTTGAGCACTTAAATTTTGAGATTCTAATAATGCTCTGGTTGCAGAGGCGTCTATAGAAGCAAATTGAGATAATGCTTTTTGAGTATTTGTTAAAGTTTTTAATTCATCTTGTAAAGTATTTGATTTATTTCTTAAATCTGTAAAAAGTGTTGCTAATTCTTCTATTCTAGTTCCTGCATTTGCTGAGGTAATCCCAAATCTTTCTGCTTGCTTTCCAAGTCCTTCTAATTTCTTTTTAACTTCATCTGGTCTATCTTTTAAAGCTTTTAATGTTAAATCTAAATTTACAAATTCTTCAGCAGTATCGTCAAAAGGAGTTTTACCTTTAGAAGTTTGAAAAAACTTAGCAAAAGTTCTTTCACTACTAATTAATTGTTTTTCTAAAGAATCTAAATTTCCATTAATATCGCCTGTGTTCTGTGCAGCAATTCCAAGTATATTTGCAATAACAGATGCGGTTGCTGCTGTTTTTCCACTTTCATCTATACTAACAATAAATCCTTTTTCTTTGCTAAACTGATCTGCAGCTTTTAATATTTCTTCTTGTAGTAATTTTGCTTCATCTCCTTGTTCCTTAAATAAATTTCTTAATCCTTGTTGAATTGCTTTGTCTGATTTTTCTTGAAATGTTTTTCTAATTGCTTCTACATCAACAGGATCTCTAGCTACTCCCGATAACTTTCCTGTTCTTTCATTATATTCTGTTTGTCTTTTTGCTTCAGCAGCTGTTAAATCATCAACTGAAACAGCGGCTCCTTTAGCATTAGCTGCTAAATCAGAAAGTAATCCTGCTTGGACTTTAATTCTATTTATACTTCTAGCTCCTTGGCTATCTGCTTTTGCATTTTTTTCTGTTAATTGATCTAGCTTTTCAGGTACTGTATCTATAATTGTTTTAAAGTTTTCGAGTTCTTTTATGGTAGGGCTTATTCTTTCTTTTAAAGCCCCAAATGCTTGGATTAAAAGACCTATTGCAAAAACAGCTTGTCCAATAAAAGGTATAGCATTTAAAAATGCAGTACCAAAAAATCTTACTGCTACTCCAGCTGTTCTTGCTACAGGAGCAAAGCTACTAAAGCTTTTAAAAAGCCCAGTAAATTTTTCTTTAGTTAAATCTGTTGTTTCTCTAAACTCTTTAAATTGTTTTTTTGCTTCCTTAAACCCAGCTAAAGGTCCTGCTCCTGAAATTGCTATTAATCCTGCAGATTCTTTTCCTGCAATATCACTAGCTGTTTCTGCAGCTCCTACGTCAGCTATTGCCTGTGCCTGGCCTCCTTTTGCTTTCTTTAATTGGTTTAATAAAAGTATTTCTTCTTTAACTTTATTTATTCTTTCTTTTGCATTTTTTACAACTGCATCAGAATATTCTTTATCTTCATTTTTTGCAACGTCTTTTGCTCTGTCTAATCTTTTCTGTGCAAGAAGAAGTTGCTTCTGTACTTCTGTTTGGTCAACCTCTCCTTGTTTTAATAGACCCGCAAATTTTCTAAAAGACTTAGAAGATTTATCTAGTCCTAGAACTTGGTCTCTTGTTCCAATAATTACTTGATCTGAAGATTCTTTTGCTTCTATTGCTATTTGTTTTAATGCGTCTGCATTTTCTGCTGCTTTTTTAGACATATTTCCAAGGGCTGGAATCATTTGAGTTACAATAGTACTACCAAATAGTATTAGACCTCCTGTTAACGCTGTTGAAGAACCACCTAATATTGATATAAAAGGAGTTAAAACTTTATTTAATAAATTTAAGCCATTCTTTGTTAAATCTTCAAAGGCTGCTGCTAATCTATCATAAGGGTTTGTTTCAACTGCATCAGCAATATCTCCAAACTTTTTTAGTCCTTGATCATTAATTGCATTTACAAAAGCTTGTTGTCTCTGGAATTGAGTAAGTGAATTTGCAGATTTACCTAATTTTGCAGCATAAGTTTCAACAGCATCATCAAGACGCACCATAATACCCAATTCATCCAAAATTTCTGGTTCGAGTTTTATAGCACCTCGTGTTAATCTATCAAATGCATCATTTAGATTTCGACCAAGAGCAAGAGAAGCTCCTCTAGCTACTTTTGTAAGTTTTTCTAGGTCATCTGATTGAAATCCTGCTGATAATGCGAGTGAAGCGCCTTGTAAAGCTTCTCGTGTTGAAAGTGCATTTCCTGATATTTCTTTTAATCTTTCTACTACAATTCCTGTAGTCCTTCCTGCTTCGTTTGCCATAAAGGTAAAACCTGCTGTAAGTTGATCAAAAGCTGCTGCTTGTCTTAAAGCATTAAATGCTGCGGATGCAGCAAATATATTGGCTGCAAGTGTTGCATAGGCTCCAACAAGACCGCTAGAGCCTGAACCTATTGTTTGTGATAATTTAGCAAAATTCTTTGTAGAATTTGCAGTTTGAATAAGACCTTGTTTTTGGCGACCATAGTTCTTTTCTTGAGTTTTGTTAAGTTCTTGTGTTTTTGTATTTGTTTTGTCTACAGCATCAGCTAATTGCTTTTGCTGTTTTTGTACAACCTCAAAACCTGATGAGGTTGCTCGAACTTCAAATACTACTTTATTATCTGCCACTCTTTCTCTTTATTCTATCGTACTCAGCTTTTAATTTTTTCTGAGCTATTTCGATTGCTCTACTGTCTAACCACAGTATTGTTTCAAATACAAATTCTTTTTGATAATTTTCTATTCCGTAATTTTTTAATAAAAACTCAAAATTAGTATAATCTTTTCCTATATATCCAATTTCTGGAAATATTCTATCCCCCATACTATGAAAGATATTTATACAAGTTATTACTATTTCTGGAAAATCTTCCCAATCTGGAGGACATTTTTCCCAGTCGGGCTCTTCACCCATTTGTTCCATCATTTCCAAGTACTGATCCTTGGACATTCCTACATCTTTATTGTCCAGAAACAGGCGGAGTTTTTTGAATAGTTTTTCCTTGTTCTTCGCTACGAAAGTTTTCTAAATCAAAGACTACCTCGTTGAGCCAGTTGTCAAATTCTGATGAATTTTCTACTAAAGTTTGAGCATTTTCTTCTGTAAAATTCATTTCTGCTGAAGGGTCTTCGTTTTTAAGATCTACTAACAATAGGTCTTGTAGATACTCTAATTTTAACCCTTTCCAGTTTTTAACTGTTGCTTTAGTAAATTCAGATACGAATTTTTCATCGTTAAGTTCATCTTCAAATTGACGAGTTTTACGATTAAATTTATTTATTGTACATCTCTTTCTGAGATTTGTTAATTCTTTTCTAGACAGGTTTGCAAGTTCTACTTCAAACCCGTTAAGTCCTGGGAATTCTACCCATGTGGTCTTGCTGTCGACCAGTAATGATTTTAAATCCATTTATTTCTCCTAATATGAAATTAAAGTTGATAAGTCTGCAGGATTTGTTAATAATCTAAAATCAAATGCCTGCGTAAATGCTTCTGCAACGGTTGTTCTCTTTGTAAACATGCAATTTGTTAAATTTGCATCAAAGAAATTACTACCATCAACAAGAGTTTTAATTCTTACTCTTGTATCAGTATTAAAAGTCTGCAATGTGCTTGAGTTATTGCTAGTAAGATACTGAACAATATTTCCAGACACTACTCTTCTTTCAAGAGTATACCCAGATGGATACATTGCGTTTGAAGCACTTGTAACTGAAAGACTGTTTTGCAATGTTGTATAAGGTGTCCAAGATATTTCATTTTGTATACTTAGTGTTGCAGATACTAAGTTTGATACATCTGAGCCACTTACCTCAACATCAATCAGTGATAAGGTGGGAGTTCTTGTGGAACTTGCGGATTGCAAAGTTCCTGGAAGTGAATAATTTTCATCTCCTGCTCTTTCTAGCTTTTGTGCTTGCCCACTTACTGTTAAAATTAATGATGAACCTTTATTTAAATTAAATTGTCCATCAGTTATAATACATTCAGTTAATTTAAAAGTGCTTTCGCCAGTTACAATATAAAGATCAAAACTTTTCATATTTGATCCAGTACTATCATAATCGACTAAAAGATCTAGCACGATAGATTCATCTTTTTCTTTTGTAAGATGAACTGCAAAACTAAAGTCCGCAGGATTGGCTTTTGTAATACTCGTCCCTTGAAACATCTTTGTTTGATCATGCAAAGTCTTTACTTGGTATGCATCTTCCGCAAATGTTTGTGAGAACGATACGTCGGGAGTCGTTTTTAAATTGTAGCGACTCCCTCCATATACTAGGTGTACACTACTTTCTCTAAGAAAGTTGTACGCTGTCATTGTTAGACAGTATAATCTGATGCGTATTGAGAATCAGAATGTGATCTTGATCCTTTATACTTGACAGTCATTTCATCTCCTGTTAGTAGATCTGTTCCATGACCAGAAAATTCTAGTGATGTTGAAATAAGATCTGCAACTTCGATGGTTGGTACTTGTAAGTGAGCTCTAGGAATATCAAACTCTACAACTGGTGTATCACTTGATCCGCCACCCATAAACAAACTCATATTAAATGAGTTAGTAACCAAATCAGTAGCAGCTGCTAAGTCAGTTAATAACTGGTTAGAACCGTTTGATTTAGTATCTAAGTACATTGTTAAAGAACCAGAAATTTGTCTAGCTCCTGTGAAAGATCCAATTGGTTTGTCAACAACACCAAGAGTTTCTGGTGTTACATAAGTAACATTATTAGCAATAGTTATAGAACCGCCAGTAATATTAATATCATATGTTCTTGTATCTAAACCTCCAGAACTTGCTCCGCCACCTTGTGAAGAATCCACAGCAAGTGTTAGAGTAGACAATTTATTTCTTAAATAGTCTGCATCGTCTGGACCTGTTGAATCAGCATAGTTGTAACCTTCTACATAAGTTGCAGTAGTTACAGAAGTATCTGTTCCAGCTGGTTTAGCATGAAGAGTTTTTGATGGATCTTCAATTGCTGTTGTAACTTGGTCAATAGTTGTTGCATTTCCTGACCATGTTATTTGAGCAATACCATCGATTGAGAAGTCAATCTCTGCCTGATTAACTTGACATTCATTTAATCTGTAAGTTGTGTTTTCAAGAGCAAAGAATATTGAGAGTTTTAATAACTCGTGATGTTCTGATCTCTCGAAAGTTACATCTGCATCTGATGAATCAACAGTAATTGCAGAAGCTTCAGTACTTGTTAAAGCACCTCCTGTAATATCTTTACCAGCGATAGCAGCCCATAGAATGTTTTCACACATGTCATGAGTACCGCTTGATCTCCAACTGTTTGTGCCATGTTTGTAAGGTCTTACATAAGTACCAAATGACCATTCTGCTGGTGGTAAAGCATCATTAAATCTTTTTGAACCACGGTTTGGAGCTGCACCAGCTTCGTTAATAGTAACGTCTGTTGCTTCACTTCCTTGTGAGAAGCTGTATCCATCTAATACCCCGATTCTAAAAGTATTTGCATCTGTTCCGTTTCCTTTGAATAGTCCAGTTGCAGTTCTGCTTCCTTGTGCTGTTGTAGTGCTTGTTACACCATTTACAACTGCTGCAAAACTTGTTCCTGATCCAGAAGTAGCAGACTGAGTAACTGTATCATTATCAGCATACCCAGTTCCACGGAAATTATTTGGAATGTAAACTTCAGTAACTCCACCAGAAGATACAGCAGCAACTATACATTTTGCTCCTGTTCCAGACCCTGATGTTGTTCCCAAAGTAATTACATCGCCAACTGCGTGACCTGATCCTGCAGTAAATCCATCCAAAGTTACGATAGATCCCCCAGAAGCATGCACTCCGTTTACAGAGCTGACAAACACCTTGGTATTTCTCGATAAATTTAAAGCCATTTTGCTTTCTCCGTTTTACTTTGGAAAGGGTGCGGCTACATATTTATGTGCCTTACCTGTTTCCTAATATCGTACTCGAACTGTCAGTTCTCCGATACCAAGAGGAGAAATTACTCCTTCATCAGTGCTAATACTTCCTATTGTTAAAGAAGTAGTAGTTTTATTCGGTGTGACAGTATCATCATACACTAAATTATCATTATTATCTATAATTCTTTCGATATCTTCTAACAATAATGCTAAAGTTTCTTGAGCATCATTTTCATCTCGAATATATGCTCGTATTGTTAAATCTAAAAGTCTCCATTTGAATTCGCCAGGTTGATACTCTCTGAATTCGTCTCCTGCTACTACGCAGATTTTAGGATATTGTTCTATTTCGTCTAAAAATTTTAAATGTCCATCTACATTATTATAAACATTTGAATTATAAGGATGATTTCCATTAATTCCTTTTAATTTATTTACCAAAGCATCAACTACTTTTTTTCTTGCTGTTCTATATGTTGATGCCATTATATTCTCCTAAGTGTAAATTTAGCCTCTACTTTTTGAATTGCTAATTCTCTTATACTTTTTTCAATTAGTCTTCTTGGGTCATAAGTAACAGGATATCCTCCTTCACCTTCTTCAAAAACTCTATAAAGAGGGTTATAGGTATAGTCCATATGTATTCCGTTTGGTTTACCTATTGCATTTACTACACTAGCAGATTGGGCAAATCTACCTGATTGATTTATTAGGGCAGGTCTACCCATGTTTCTTTGTATTTGTCCAGTTAATCTAGAATTTATAAAAGCTCTAGTTTCTACAGCTTTTCTTAATAATTCGTTGTCCCCTCCGTCTCTTGTTTGTTTTCTATTTTGTAAAGGTATTTTATTTGTTAATACGAAACCACTTAGTACTGTTTTCTTTTTTCTAAGTTTTTCTTGATTTCCTACCTTTATTTTTTTCTTTGATTTAGGAGTTTGTTTTATTCCTGTTAAATTTTTTGCTAGTTTTGTTTTATAATAACCTCTCATTGTATGGTTATTAATTATCATTTGCAACCCTAATTCATTTATACTAGCAGATCGTTTTCTAGAAGCTGTTTCTTTTGGGTCGCTATATTTTTCTTCTAGTTTTTTTATTGCATTTGATAAAAAAGAACTTAAATCACTTCCAATTTTTGCTTCTAATTTACCACCTTTTTCTACTTGGTTTTTTACCGAATCTTCTAAACTTGATTTTACTACAAAAGAATCGGTTAATTTTAATTTTCCGCCAGAATCTATTATATCCTGAAAATGTTCTAATTCTAAGCTATTAGGAGATTCTACAACTTGTTGAAATTCTCGTATTAACTCTCTTTTTATATCACCTATTTCATTGTCAGCAGCGCCTAAAGTTCCTCTAACACTTGCTGCTTTTCCTGCTGCTACGGCGTCTTCGTGCCCAATATCTAAAATATTCCAATATGTATTCTTTACTCCAGATTTATTGGTTGCTGTTTTAGTAAAAATATTTCCTTCTTCTTTTTTACCAAATATATTTGGGTATTTTTCTGCAATTTTATTTACTTCGTCTGATTTAAATTTTTGTAATGCTTTAAATAAATCTGTTCTTTTGCCTGTTGTACCTCTAAAAGAAGGATCTACTGCTTTTACTAAAACTAATATTCCATTTGAAATTTTTGTTACTTCAAATTTTACATTTTTTGTTTTTGGTCTACTATTAAAGTATTCTATTCCTTTATTTAATACTTCTGTGGCAAAACTATTTAAATCTTTTTCGGAAGCTTTAGGAGCTCTTAGTTTAACTTCTTTTTTTAAATCTTCTGTTGATAATTTAAATTCTTGAGTTTCTTCATTCATTAAAGCTCTAAATTCATCTTCTGAACCCGAGCCTGTTCCTCCTGCTTCTTTTCTTTTCTTTAAGAAAAATAATTTAGTTAATTCTTCTAATTCTTGCTTTAAATTAGCAATAGCCATTACTTGTGTACTTTATAAAAATCAAGTATTCGTTTAATATGGTCTGGGAATCCAATATTCTCTCTCAGACTTGTGGAAACTTGATTCTGTATCGAAGCACCTGCGATAGTTAATCTGTCTTTTCTTTCGTCTTTTAAATAGTATTTTACTAAATCAAAACATGCTAGTTTTAAATCTTCTGGAGTAGATGAATAACCTGCGTTATAAACTACTTCTACTGCTTTTCTTCCTTTTGGAAAGAAAGCGTCTCCAGTTGCTGTTGTTCTATAAATAGTATCTCGATCAATGTCTATTGTATACTCATACTTACCACTGCCATCTGAGTTACCAGTTATTAAAGTTGTATAACTGTCTGCTTGTCCTGTTCTTTCTTTTACAGAAGTTACACTTACAAGTGGACTTTCGTCTACTAAAATTGCATTTGTGTAATTATCATAGATATCAAAGTACTCTGTTTTTGCAGTAGTATAATAATCTATGATAGTCGTGCCGCAGTATGTCTTCACTGCTTGGCTGACTGCGGGAATTATAACATTAATCTTTGAGTCCTCACTTACACCTGTGAGTCCTGCAAAGTCTTTGTACTGTTGTAATGTTACTAAATTCGCCATAATTCATAAAAAGTGGGGCGATAGGCTCGCCCCAAGCCATTTATCCGTTAAGGGATTAATTAAGATGCTTTGTACATCTGTGCCCACTTTGAAGTAGCGCCGTCGATTAGATCGATGAAGCCAAGTCTTTGTGAAGCTACAAGTACTCTTCTCTGGTTAGCAACTTCGTAATCTGACTCAATGGTTACACCTCTAAGTCTAGGCATTACGTAGTTTCTTGTGTAAACAGCTACAGCATTAAATTTAGCAGCTGCTTTGGTTGCGAATTCGTCACAGAGTAAGACTCTTGATCCGAAGACTTGTCCAATTTCACCAGATAGTTTAGTTGCCATATCGCCAACTAGGTTAGCATCTTGGAACTCAGCGTCTTCTAGCAAGTTGTAGTACACGTCTTGTGATACGACATATACAACGTCTTGTGGGTTAACGCCATATTTACCCATGTTCTTTCTTAAAGCAAGAAGGTCAGCTGCAGTCACAGAATCAGAAGCTGCGAAAGTTCCTGATGGTTGTGTGTAGTCTGAATCGTTTCTTGCAAGGTGTAAAAGACCTTCGAAAGATGCACCGCCAGTACCGAAAGCACCGTCAGCATCGTCACCTGCTAAAATAGCATTCTCGATTGCTCTTGCGTGTGATCTAACCATAGACTCTCTAATTAAAGGAAGAATTGGTAGAATTGCATCTTCTTCAGTTTCGTTACCTAAGTAAGATTGTGAAATAAGTTTTTTGGTTGAAAGAGTTCTTTCTGTTAGATCAACCCCGCCGAAAGGTGAACCATAAGTGTCTCCTCTCTGTGCTAAGTTACCGTGTGGTGAACTTCCAGAAGCTGTTTGGTTAGACTGGAATTCAGCATAACCGCTATCTGGTAGAATTGGGATAATCATGTTAGCAGAAGTCATTGGGATTTCTCTAAAGAGAGGTGCCAAGACTAATTCATTTTGAATATCTCTTTCAATGTTTGTAGATACGATTTGCTCGAAGTCAGCAGAGGAAACACCAACACCTGAATGGGCGTTAACTTTTTCCATTACTGATCTACCGTATTTGTTGTCCCAACCTTTACCAGTTGCAAGACCTGCAAATTTAGCATCTAAAATATCTTGTTCGAAAGCTTTTTTCCAATCGCCTTGACCTTTTCTATCTGAAAAATGTCTTTTTGACTCTCTGATAGACATGATTTCTTCTGATTTCTCAGCTAATTGAGCTTCGAGAGACTTAACAACTTGCTCTAAATTAGAGTAGTCATCTTTCACTCTTTTCTCAACTTCATTCATAAGTTTTTCGGCGCCAGATAATCCAGCTTGAACGATAGTTTTTTGCTCTTCCTGTTTTGCTTCCTCAGCTTTAGCTTCTTGAGCAGCTTTTTCAGCAGCCTCTTCAGCAGCTTTTAGCTCAGCAGCCTTTTGCTCAGCTTGTTTCATTGCGATAGAAGCAGCAGTATCTTCTGCCACTTTTCTAGCAAATGCTTCAAGATCGAACTCAGGTTTGCTTACAGGAGCTTGTTTTTCATTTGACATAGTAGTCTCCATTACTTGGGCTGATGCCCCGTTTGGCTGCTCAATTTCAACAGCGTCTGCTGAATCTTTTGAGTTAGCCTTATAAAAAGTGTGCTTAAACTTATTGTATTCATCCATAGAATTAAATGACTTTGATAACCCAAAGGTTGCCCCTTGGTTACAAGGCACTGATACTACAGACACTTCGAACAGTTCTGCGTCCTTAATTTTATATCCGTCAGTTTCAGTCATGTATTCAGAATCCTTGCACCTGAAACCAACAGAAAATGCTCCAAGGACTCCGTCTTTAATTAGTTGTGTTACATCACCAGCAGCTTTTGAAATTTTCGCTGAAATTTCTAAACCTTTGTCTGTAACTTGAATATCTTTTGCTCTACCAATGGGTTTATCATAATTGTGATTAAACAAAATGATTGGATTGTTTTTAAAATTTTCTAATCCGCCTTTAGTCCAAGCTTCTGACTCTATAATATCGCCTGCTCTGTCTAATGCTGTAGTACTTGCAGAGCCTTTGATTTCTACACCTCCATCATCGGTTTCACCCAATGATTTAAAAGTGCTTGTCCAGTGATAAATTTTATTTGACATCTTCTTTCTCCACTTTTGTTACCTTTGGAGTTACTTTTTTAGGAGTAACTTTAGGTGCTGGCTTTGGAGCAGGTGCTGGTGCTACTAGAGTTTCCAAATCAATTGGGTATCTTTTCTGCATAGCAGATAAAACTCTAGTCCAACTACCAAATGCTCTTCTTAAAAGATAGTCTTTTACTGGTACATCATTACCAAGACCTTTATAGTCTGAAAGAGAAATAGTATCAACTTTACGTTTTACTAAAAACTCTGATAATGCTTTTGCCATCATATCTTTTGTCATATTAATTTTCCTCGCTTGGCGGAGTCTCAACTGGTCTTCCACCTTCTTGTGGGTTTGCTGCAGAACCTGCTATATTTGCAGGTACTCTTGGTTCATCAAACCCTTTTATAGGATCTTTGCCTAGTGCCTTTCTTGCTTCATTTGCTGAAAGTATTCCAGTATTAACAAGTGTTGCATAGTAGGCTGCTTGATCTCTTAGTTCTGGTTGTAAAGCAGGTACTCCTGTTACATCTTCTGATAGATTAAAACCAAAAAATCTTTCCAGTGCAAATTTAAGTTTTCTAACTACGGGCAATACTGTTTCTAAGTAATAAAGTCTATGGTTTGGGCGAATATTCGCATTATTTCCACCGTCAAAAAGAATAGGTGGAATACCCATAGCTTCTAGAATTACTCTTTCACTTGCCTTGATAGAATCCTGAAAATCTAATTCTTTGAAATTGATATTTGTTAAATTATCAACTTCTAAACCCCCATCAAGAATAAGAGGTCTTCTACCTCCTGTATTCGGATTATATCGAATACTCCATGCTTGTAACATTCTTTCTTTTATTTTCTCAGAAAGAGTGTTTGGTGATTTTAATACTAAACCTGGTACAGCTCCATTTTTAAAGAAGTTATCTTGAAAGTTTCTCATAGAGGTTAAAAGTTGCATAGTTCTATATGCTGGTTTTAATCTTGGTACACCTCTATAAATGGAGTTGAAACTGTTTTCTTTTATATGTATAATTTCGTTTACGCTATAATCGATACTATTGTCAAATGAGTATTTCTCTACGTAAGTTTCATCGTCTGAATAGATTGTGACTTTATCAGCAGGTAGATGGTAAAGATGTGCTCCATCGTAATAAATAAATATATTACCATCTATGAGTAGATCAATTATTAGGTTTCTTTTAAAAGTACTTACATCTTGAAAAGGATTTGGCTCCTTATTCAAAAGTAAATCTAACCTAGATCTACGCATGTTTTTTATGATGTTATTAACTCCTACTATTTGTTCACCTACTGTGAAAGGAATTTCAGAAACATCGTCAACAATCATGTTTACAGCACGATTAACTATTTCTAGTTGTTCATATGCATTTCTATAATTAGTAGGAATTTCACGAGAATCAATAGTCATTCCCTCTTCACGGGAAATAACATATTGAGCAGGATTAAGTTTTTCCTCTCGTCTTCCTAAAAACCTGTCATACCATGCCATATTTGTCTCTCTGTTTCTCGACCCAATTTCTTTGTTTCTCTGCTGTAGTCAATTTGGGTCGTTTTCCATAAATTGAGTGTAGTCGTAAATGATGAGCATGGCAGAGAGTTGCTGCAGCGTTATAGACTTTATCGTAGTTTTCATCAATAAAGACTTCACGAATCTCTAGTATGTCTTGTTCATTCTTAATAATAATATTTTTCTTTCTTAGCCAAGTTTCTAGTAGTTCGGTTAGTCCGTAATAATGATGAAAATCTAAGTTCTCAGTACTGCCGCATATATAGCAATTATTTGCTTTTCTATATTTTGATTTAGCCTTGTCTCTTACGTATTTAACTAAATCTCTTTTGAAGTTCATATTTATACTCTTAATTAGAATTATACCAAAAAGTCACATCTGATGTCAAGAACTGTTTTTTATTAGGTATTGTCAAAACGTAGTCGCTGAAGTTTCGAATGTATAAAGAGCGTATCGTAAAGCATCTGCCATGTGAGATGACATGTCATGTTTTGGCTTTTCTTTTAATAGGTTAGGGTTTGGATCCCATTGATACTGATCTAATGATATCATCACATGTTTGCATTTTTGGTCTACAATAAGTTTATTATTTTCTACTATTCCTGCAACATGACCGATACCGTCAAGTACAGATTTCTTTGCGTTAATAGTAGTAATGTCATAGTTTTGTGCAAAATCAAAACGAGTTTGCTGAGCTGCAGAGTCAATGTATATCCAATCAATATTCCATTTATCAATCATTCCTCTGATTACTGCAGCGTGTTGTTCGGTTGTTCTTTCTGCATCGAGATATTCATCAAGCAAGTAGTATTTTTCTTCATCCCAGTCATAGGCAATAACACAGAAAGCTGTTGGATCTTTATAACCAACGTCAAGTCCTGCAAAGACATCCATTTTTGAAGTATCAAATTGTGTTAAATCTGCAGTACATTCTTCATGATTAAATGCCCAGATTTGTCCTTCAAATACATTAAAGTCTGCAAGATATTCTTGTGCAAACTCATTTTGTGACATTGTTTTCTTTGCTTCTTTAATATCATCTTCTGATACACGAGGATTTTCATGATAAGTGGCTTTTATACTACACCATTCTGGAAATTCATCTGACCAACCTCTGTAATAAAACTCTGCAAAGTAATTATTTCTTCCACGAGGTGTAGAAATAAAAATTGCTTTAGAATTTTCTTTATCGAGCGTTGGCCGAAGTGCCACATTAAAAGCGTCTTTGCCATCTGTAAGTGCAGCCTCGTCGAAGATGATTAAATCGTAAGAACGACCAACAACAGAGTCTACCTGATTGATAGAACCCATTCTAATTGTTGATTGATTTGAAAGTTCGATAACTTTATCTTTTGCATTATCTCTTGTAACTTCTAAATCAAAATGTTTAATAAGATTTCTCTGTAAGTCAAATGAGATTTGAGATAAAGAATAGTTTGGGGACATCAGTAGCACGTGTGAGTTTGGTACTAAACAAACCAATTGTCCTATGATATTTGAAATATATGTCTTGCCTTGGCGACGAGAGACCGCCGCACAGACAAAACGATACTTAGGGTTATTAATTGCATTAATGATCGCCGTTTGGGAGGAATTAGGATTTATTCCTAATAATTCTAGATACCCTTCAATGGGTAGTTTAATGAAACGATTCTCAGGATTTAAGTCCATGAGATAGTCGTGTACAATGTCTGTACGGCTTATCTCGATCAATGTAAAGTCTCTTTGTTAAATAAGTTAAAAGGGTCGTCGGAATCAAAAAGTCCGTATTCTTTAGTAAGTTGTAGCATATATAAATACGCACTACAAAGTTCTGCCATATTCTCTTCACGAGTTGTTAAAGTTATACCTGCTACTTCTCTTTGCTTAAGCCGAGTAAGAACATCTTCTGCTTGTAGGCATATGCCTTCTAGCCAAGCTAATCTTTTGTCTATAACTTTTGGTATCATCTTTTCCTTCTTTTGATTCCACGAACATATTTCTGGGATTTAGGTGGCATTTTCTTACGCTTACCTTTCCCAGCCCATAAAAATTTATCAGCCCAGTATGCTGGCGACTTTTTACCCCTTGCAATATTCTTACGATGTCTTGCTTTAAAGGATTTTCTAGCCTCTGGGCTGTAATTGTGCCCCATACCTTGGGCACCGAAGCGAATAACTTTAATTTTGCCATTCACTTTTGTAGCAACCACAGCTTTTTTAGTAGGGTGCTTTGGAGTCATCTTAGGCTTATTTAGCCTCGTTAGACCCGCTTTTTTTAGTCTTGCTTTTTCGCTTGCTGTTAGTGCCATTTAAAATAATATTCACGACTCTATTAAGTCGTCCTGCTTTCATAAATTTATGAAAGTCACTATGTAATATTTTTATCTTCCGCGTCTCGGTAAAATTCGACCTGCACCCTTCTTACTAAATGTCGCTGATTTAGGAGTTACTGTCTTGCCGAATCTAGGACCGATAGCTTTTGGAGCTGCGCCATAAAAACCACCTGGTGTGGTCATTGGAGACTTAGTATTTACGTAAGTTCCTGCTGCAGCGTTAAGGTCTCTAGTGAGTCCTCTTTTTAATACGTGTTTTCTTAGTTTAGATGTTCCATGAATACTTGGTCCAACTAAAAATCCGCCTTGTCTTGCCATTTTATTGTCCTATGCTTTCTAAAAGCTCTTGGCATTGCTGCCCATTTTTTAATCTATCTCGTATTTGTCGAGATATATGTAACCTGTGTTCTATTGCGTGTTTAAATTTGTTAGATAAGTCTAACACATGTAAGATTTCACTTACAATTTCGTATTTGTTCATATGCCTACTTTTTCTTTCGGCTTCCCCGTTTTTTAAAAGTTCTTACAAAGGTTGGTTTACCACCAACTCCTTGCGCTTTACTTCGTTTGCGGCGAACTGCCGACCTTTTCTCTGCTGCTGACATTTTCGCTGCCACACGAGCAGGGACACATTTTGGATAACCACCTCTAGCAGTTCTTGCTTTAGGTCTACCACAAGGTTGATAGCGTCCTTTCTTTTTAGGACGACTAATATCTACCCATCTTTCTTTAAACCATTTAGTTAATCCACCTTTTGGTTTAGCCATTACTCTGGCTCTGCGTGACTCATGTCTCCTTCTTTTGAAGCAAGATAATTTGCTGCAGACACTACTTCGTATTCTGATACGGCTAACTTATTTGTCCACCAAGTTGGAAGACTTGCTTCTGGGTCTGTTAAATTATCAAGTATCATTTGACAATGTGACATAATAACTTTACAACTTGTCATTGCGGAAGCTGCATCAGTATGTCCGTCTTTTTCAACTACTTGAAATTTTCCTTCTTTTGTTAAAATTGCTTTCATCTTTGTCTCCGTCGCCTTTGATTATAGCTCTGCTTAGTATCCCACCATTTATCTACTAAATGCTCTGGGAAATATTCAGGTTCTGTTTTACTAAACATTATTTGTAATTCTTTGAGATCTCTTAAATCTCGTGATACTATACAATCTATAGAAGTATAGTTATTTTTATAAGCATATGTAAGTCTTAACATTCCACTTGAAAAGTAATACTTTTCGTTATGCTCATAAATTGGTACGGGATTTGCCATACCTTTTTCTGGAATACTTTTTTCAAGTACTAAGTATCTTTCTGATACTAGATCTGGAAACTTTAATTTTTCTTGCTCTGTTTCCCAAATATCTTCTAGTTTTATTTCTGTTACTTTATAATCTTCTGGTATTTTATTTGCTTTTAAGTGCACTACTTCTTAGGTTTTCCCATTCTATATTTGCCTCCACGGGCTTTATATGTTTTTACTAACCATCCATTTGCATATGCACTCGGATATACCTTAAACTTTCTTTTTGCTTCTGCTTTTACCCTAGCATAAAGTGCTGGGTTTGTTGGCACTGGTCTTTTCTTTGCTACTCTTTTACGCGCCATTTTAGTTATTATTAATCAGTATAATATCAAATGTTGATGATATATTTGTACCTGCTGAAGCAATTGCTCTAACTTCAATATCTGTTTTTTCAGGTAAGTTAAATGGTACTTGATATATTCTTTGATGAAGTCCGCCTGGAACATCCATAACGTCTCTTGTTCTAAAAATTAAACCATTGCCTATTTCTCTTGTATATAAGTTAGCAGTTACGGCGTCATTATAAGCACCTACTCCTATATTCCAATTTGTTAAATAACCTGTTTTGCCAGCAGGTATTGTATAGAGTGCTAAATTTGTTTGTCCTTGACCATATACTGTACCTATACCAATTGTTGCAATTTTTGCCAATACTGTACCACCACCACTTGCACCTGTTGATATCAACACATCACCTTTATTAGTTTGTAATGAACCTGCTGAAGCAACAAAGGCTCTATAAACTCTTAAAAATGATTTAGTTGAAACTGCACCATCTACTGTAAGTGTTTCTTCAATTTCATTATAGTTGGCATCTAATCCTTGGACTGTAACGGTACGAGCACCTGTTCCAGATGCACCATCTTCTGCATCAGCTCCATACACATAAACTGTTGAGGCAACTGTCAAGTAAGTATAAATGCCACCTTGTTCCCATATTGTTTCTGGAGCACCACCTACATTTGGATTTCTACCAAACTTATGTATAGACGAAGCTTTATTTATTTTGCCTCTTGCAATATTAAAATAAGACTCATTTAAAAAACTATTTCTTGACACGTTTCTTTTTCTTATATCCAGAAGCATATATTGCTCTGCCTTGGGCTTCGGCCTCTTTCTTAGTCTTATAGACTTTTCCAGATTTACCCCATTTCCATCCGCCTTTTACTTTTCTTGCTGGCATTTATTTCCCCTTTTGTATAATTACTGGGCTTGGCAAAGTGGGTGGGCAAGACCACATATATGCGCATTTGTTCTGGATATTATTTCTTGTATCCACTATTTCCTTAATCTCACTAGGAGTTAGGTCATTGCCCACCTCGTAAAAGATCACCTCCCAAGGTTCTTGTTCCCAATTCATTTCAAAAAGTGTTAACATTTCGTAATCATAAGGAACAATCTTTGTCGTGCCTTCTAAAAAAGAGTTGTAGAAAGAAGGATTGACATATTTGTCACGCCTGAAATGGTCTAACCAAATCATAAACGGAAAACTGTCATCAGTATCCTCGTTTTTTCTTTCCACCTTTTTTCTTTTTCTTTCCAGAATGATGCATTGGCATAATTTTCTCCTATGTCCATCGAGGAGGCTCCTCAGGACACTCAGCCCATCTTAACTTAGTCTTGAGAGGCATAAAACAATTACATATTTTGCAAAACTTCCACTTCTTGTCTAAGTTTGGACAGTTTTTACAAATTTCGTATCGTTCCTCGTGAGAGAGTTTTTTCTTCATCTAATCGATGAAGGTAGCTTCTGTCTTTTCTTGCGTTGAAGATTTGTCTTTCTCGCCATTAGTTTTTTAATTCTAGCGGAGAGCTCTTGATTCTCTTCTGCACCTTGCCCTTCGGTCACTTGACCGACTTCTGCTTTTTCAACTGCTTTTTTCAAAGCGTCTTCAATACTGTTTGACATATTAACCTTTAAATCTATTAAGTGCTATTTCAGCGTTTTCTTTTTTCTCGAAACCATGAGTTTCGCCTTTCCATACAAACTTAAACAGTTCGTTATCTTCAAAGATAACACCTTCTTCAACTTTTTTAGTTTTAGTAGCTTTTATGTCTTTAGTTTCATAATCTTTTTTCATATTTATTTTACCCATGTAATGACAATATTGTCATAATTACTGTTGCTCCTCCGACGATTATACCGCCAGCGCAAGTGATTAAAATCATTTCGATTCTCTTGATATTTTCTTCCATATCATCGAATTTATTGAACGCAGTTTTCCAACGTTCTGCACAAACGGCTTCGTGTTTTGCTAGGTCTGCGGCGACTTGCTCTGAGTTCATGATTAATTTCCTAAATACATTGAAATATACATTTCTATCATAATTATAACAAAAGGGAGGAGGAATGTCAAGTGTTATTTTCGAATGGTATAGATTTTGATGGGCTCTGTCTTACCTTTAACGATTACCTCGTCTAAATATTCGTAATCGTACCCATCAACTAAACTATACTCTGAGATTATTATCCCAACATCATATTCTTTACAAAGACTCTCTAAACGAGCAGCCAAATTAACGGCGTCCCCAAGCACACTATAGTCAAAACGATTGGAGCTACCGAAGTTTCCCACCACGCAAGTTCCTGTGTTGATTCCACCTCCTGTATTAATTTGATCCAAGCCTTCTTCTCGGAGTCTTTCATTTAAGTCCTCTAATGACTGTTTCATTTCGATAACAGCATCTGTGGCATGTTTAACTTGGTCGTCATCATCAAGTGGTGCACCCCAAAATGCCATTATACAGTCTCCCATATATTTATCAATGGTTCCACCGTGTTTTAATATTATTTGTGTTTGGTTGTCTAAAAATCTGTTTATTAATTTTGTAAGACCTTGCGGGTCTTTTTGATATTTTTCTGAAATTGGTGTGAATCCTCGAATGTCAGAAAAAAGAAAAGTGAGTCGTTTTGTCTCCCCACCCAATCTCAGCAATGTTGGGTCCTCCTGTAATTTTTTCACTAACTCTGGAGATACATACGTCCCAAATTGTTGTTTAATTCTAAGTTTCTCGAAATATGTAGTCATGAAATTACGGAAACTTTCAATACTCCAGAATAAAAACCCGATAAAAATTGTGCCAGTTACGTCTATCAAATAGGAAGATTGAAACGCATACCAGGCTCCATATAAAGAACCTGATATTACGAGTATTAAGGTAGGTAGGGATAAATAGACATTCCCTGCGACGAGGATAAGGAGTAATAGTATAAATAATGCTCCCGCAAGCTCGGCTCCGCCAGCCCAAGTAGGGGTAGAAGGAGCGCTACCATTAATAAGATTATGTAGAATGTTTGCTTGTATTTCATGGGGATATTTTGCTCCTGCTGGAGTGGGTACTGGATTATTAACACCTTCTGCAGTGACTCCAAAAATTACAAAAGGTGCTGGGATTGGATTTTCTAAAAATTCAGTAGCAGTTTGCTTGTAAAATTTAGTATTCCAATCTAAAAAGATGCGACCATTCGCATCTGTGTTCATAAGTGGGTAGCCTGGTACTCTAACCCAAGAAACTCCTTCGTTTGTTGTTTTTAGCTGGTACGAAGGATGGTCTAACCCGACTCTTAAGAGTTCCAAGGCGAAAGCTGGGTAGAGTTTTGACTGCACGTTTAGCACTAGGGGAATGCGTCGAGTAACCCCGTCTATTTCCGGTGTAGCGGTTACTAGTCCTAACCCCTTTGCGGTTGACGCCAGCGTAGACTTTGTACGTAAAATTCCTGGGTATTGATATAGCCATGGTCTTGGATCTTCTCCTATCTCAGCTGTTCCTACATGTAGAGAAAGCTGCTCTGACTGTGTTGAAGCTGCGGAAGCAATTACAGTTGGTGTAAGTGTCATCGCAAATGCTAAGTCATTGTCATTTCTTGAATTTCGAATATCTGAGTCAGGCATTAAAACTGAGATACCTGCAACGTTTGATTTTTCTAGTAGTTTCGCGTAGAATGTCCGTGGAAGCGGATAGCCTTCGTACTTCTCTACAATTTCTTCATCAATATCTACAATAAGAATATTGTCATTTTGTACGGTTGGTGTAGACATGATAAGATAATCATATCCTTTGAGTTCTGCAACTTTAAAGGGGTATGGATTCCAAAGAAAGAGTCCAAAACAAAGTGCTGCAATTATTATTCTTACCATGATATATTAAAATGTACCCCCATGCTTTCGTGATTTATTACCACGCCCCACTGAACTATATTTGCTGCAATCAGTCCGTATTTTCTCTCCTCTCTACTATCATTAAATTTGTAGAGTACATATGACCCTAATATTTTTTGTGCGAGTATTCGGTCTGGATGTGGACGATTTGAAAATAATGGATTACTTTCCATATATTTTCCATTTTTGAAAGCATCTTTTGATTGTTCAAAGTCTATCCAGCTTCCTATATTGTAAGCATAGTATAAGTTTCGTTCTGTTTGTGTCCAATCATTCAGACTGCCGTAAGATAATAGAGGAACCGCCGCTATTAACCACAATATTAATGTCTTTGCCATCTTGTGATAATATGATATTATATCCTTGAGAGGCATCTAAGTTTACATAAATTGTATCACTTATACTTCTCGTCATTTTTAGTCTTCCAGAGTCTACTAAAGTAATTATTTGAGTCTCTGCATCTTGTCCTATTTCTGTTCCTGTAATTTGTAATGAGCCATCAGAGTCAAGTTCTTTTCCTCCTTCTTTTAGCTCGTCTACTGCTTCAATAATATCTAATAAGTCTTCGAGAAAGTTTACATCTAATAAATCTACATCTATCTCACTAAACTCTAAGTCTTCTTCAAAGAAGTCTTCTGCAAGTAGATCTACCTCTAAATCATTAAAGTCTAAAAAATCTGCTCGGGCTGTCTTTTCTTCTTCAACAAGTTCTTCCTCTTTTGGAGGACTTACAATTAACATATTGTCAATCGCATCTAAAGTTAAGTCTAATATTACATTGCTACTGGGAGCTTTCTCCCACATGCTTGCGACTGTGCTTTCAAATGGTTTATTGAGTACAGTAGTTCCTGCCGCCGTTGCTACCGTGATTTCACCGCTAGATATACCATTGAGATCAGGAAGAAGAATAACCAGACTACGCCCCAACTCATCAACAGTAACAGTGAAGTCAGTTCCACGAATACCGATTTGAGCAGTCGGAGTGGATATACTAATATTTTCTTTATTGATTGCACCTATTTTCCCTGTGATAAATCGTGCAGTTCCTGAAGCAAATTGTAAGCCAATTTTTGACTTGCTTGGATTTGGGTCAAAGACCACTTCATCAAGTATAAGCTTACTATGCTCAGTGAGACGGACAATAGAATCGTCACTAAAAGTAATACCGAGGCGAGTATTAGCAGTTCGAACGTCATCATAACTATTTACTCCTACATTAACAGAAACGGGCAATTGCTCGCCCGTTCTATTTATTTCAGCATGAATGCCATTTAATTCTGTTACGCTTCCAATACCATCAGCATGAAGTGACAGTACCAGCATCGTTTTGATAAATACAAATATTCGCATTTGATCCACTTGTTCCGCTAGTCGTTGAATTAATATTCAAGTAATCCTTTGCCAGTGTAGATTGCTGGTCTATAATAAAGTTTGTATAGTCACCTGTATGATCTAAATAAAACTCATGTCCTGCATAGTTATCTGCATCGTAGTCCAGAGTATTATAGTCTCCAGTTATGTCAATATCAAAGATTGCATTATCTACATCTATATTTGAAGTGATTGTATTATAATCACCACTTATAACAGCATCGTAGTCAACACCACTTGCTGCTGCAGCTGTTGCTATTCTTACTGTCATGTCATTTCCACTTCCAGTAATATCTACATCTATGTTAAGATTATCGCCACCATAAGTTCCAGTTGCATCTACATCAATATCAAAGATATTGCTATCTCCTGTAAATGTAAAGTTTCCTGCAACTGTATCAGCTACTATATCACCAATAAAATCGTTGCCATCTCCAATCTGATTTATATCAATCGTTTGACTGTTTCCTGTCAAATTAAATGTACTGATAGGATCATTTCCACTTGCTGCTTCATTTCCTTTTACTTGGTTTCCGCTTCCTATCTGATCGATCTCTATCTGTGCATTTGTTCCAGATTGTGTTATGTATATTTCGTTATCCGCAGCATTTAAAAACATAGTAAATACTACTAAACCTATTAAACTAAGGTTTACCCCCACTAGTTTCATCATTATCCCCATTGACTACTGACCAGTAGCCCCGTCTATTCCCTTCTAGAATAGTTTCATAAACTCCTGTCTCTATTGCTTTCTGAAGTGCAATAGTAACGCTTTCGTTCTTTGTCACTCCATTCTCAACTTCGACAAGTTCTGTTCCCATCTCAATAAACCGAAAAACATCTTGATTTACTGCGACACTGAGAATCGTTTTTGTTATAAGCACTTCCATGAGAATCTCTCCAGTGCTTACACTTACTGTTCTTAATGATACCGTCACGGTATCTTCTCGGTATTGCTTACTTGCTCCAATACCTAAATATCTTGCTCCTGTTCCTCCTGACTTTAAATTGGTATCATAACCAATTACGCCACCCTCCATAATAAGTCCTGCAAATAATAATGGAAGCATGTCTTCGGATTCTCGTAGCGAATCTCGTGTGGAGCGAATGAGCTGTCTTTCTTTTGTAAGGTGGTCGAGTCCAACTCGTTCAACAACTCGAAAAAATTCCCCACCTCCAGCATGTTTAAGAGCTCTTACAAGAAGAGCGTCAGGTGACATGGTGACTGCAGTGCTGAACAACGCGAACTGGCTATTACTTTTTCGTTGTCCTGTAAGGTCACTGAAACTATATACAGCAACAGTTGGGATACTATTAGAAGTCCGAGTAATATTCCACAGATTTTCATGAGTGATTTGTCGGACTTCAGCAATCTCCATTTGTGTGAGATAACCTGTGTTATTTTCGAGTAAAGATTTAACATCATATCCTCCGAAACAACTACTAAGGCATAAAGTCGCCAAAGGAACCAATCGGAATTGTAATCTCTGTAACTTGTCCATCTGCATCTGTAATTCTTAGAGTAATTGTTGTACCATCACTGGAATACTCAATTGTGTTTCCCTCTATAACAACTGTACCGTAGGCTTCGAGTCCTTGTCCATCAGAGCCAAAGAGTTGATCGACGAGATCTCGTGATAACTGACTGTAAACTCTACTTTCGAAGTTTTTAAGAAATCGTGCGAGAGTACTTGAGTCTGCTTCACGTTTTGCTTGTTCAATTGCTGCTTCT